GAATCCCGTGATGTAGGTTTTCCTGCTCGCCGGGTTGGTGTAGATCGCCCCGACTGTTGCGGGAACATACTGGATGTCTGCCAGTCGTGTGTACTGCCTGGCCACGGTGCTGCCTGGTCGCGGGATCCCCAGGCTAGGGGTCTACTGGTTGCGCTTGCCCTTGCCCCAGCCCAGCCGCTTGCCGTTGGTGACGGGGGCGATCTCCTCGATGATCTCCGTCAGGCCGTCGTCGGCAGGGCCGGTCAGGCCGTCGTCGCCGCCGCTTTCTGCCGGTGGTGGCGGGGTGAACTCCACCGGCGGGAACGTGGTGGAACCCAGGGGCAGGTCCCGCTCCACAAAGTCGTATTTCGTGGGGTTGTAGGTCATCGCCACGATCTGGTAGGCCGTCCGGTCGTCCTCCTTGACGCCCAGCACCCGCCAGAGGCTCTGAGTCTCGCTGTAGATGTAAGGGCCGTTCACCAGCGGCGCAGCCGACAGGGGGCTGGCCAGGGTCACAGTTGAGCCGCTGGAGCTGGCCACCTCGCGCGTCTCCACCAGGCCGGTGGTGAGCAGCACGGCGATCTGGGGCGTCGTGGCCGGCGGCAGGCTTGACACCGGCACGTCCAGAACTACCTCGCTGGTGGTGCCGCCTTGGATCCGGCCGCCCTGGCGCGCGCCAGTTCGCATCGGGTCGGCGATGCTCACCACCATGCCCGGGCGCACCTGCACGCCGGAATCCAGCGCCGTGCGGAACGTCACCACCTCGGTTTCGTTCTGCTCGATGGTGAGGATCATTCGGCCCAGGCGGGCGGCCTGGCCGCGGCTGGTGCATGCAAAGCCCACCACCTCGGCGGTGATCACTCCGAAGCGAAACACCGCCTCATCGTCCATCACCACCTCGTAGGCCACCTCTTGCTCATCAAGGTTTAGCCAGGCGACTGAGGCAACGGAATGGCGCTGCGTCAGGCTGCTGCCGCTGTAGCTGAAGCTGCCGTCTATGTTGTCCTGGCTGAACAGGTAGGCGGGGTCAGCCGGCCGATCCTGGCTCAGCATGATTCCACCGGCTGACCAGTAGGGCATGCAGCGCATGACGCTGGCCAGATCGTTGATCAGCTTGTAGGCGTCGGTCAGATTCTGGATCAGGACGTTGCAGCTGAACCGCGGTTCCATGCCGCCGTTGCCGTCCGCCACCAGCTCGCTGCAGTATTGGGACGCGGCGTAGAAACTCCACTTGTCCACGTTCTCGTCGCGGATGTGCTTCCCGAACCCGTAGCGGTCGCTGGTGAGCAGATCCCATAGGACCCAGGCCGGATCGGAACACCATTGCGCCGCGCTGAAGGTGCCGTCCCACACGCCGCTGTAGGTTACTCGGCCGGTGGATTGCTCCACGGTGCCGTTGCTGGGGATCTTGATTTTGAGCAGCCGCAGCCGGTAGCTCCGCAGCGGAATCGAGCTGAAGTCCTTGGCGCTGAATCGCAGGTAGGCGTAGGCGCTGTTTGGGTAGCGCATCCGCGCGTACTTGATAAGGGTGTAACTGCTCCAGCTGAACGCGTTCTGCCGCAGGGCGTTGGTGCTGTCGGCCGTGATTCTCACCACGCGCACGTCTACCGGGAAGGGCCCGGTCAGGTTCACGATCTGATCCACTTGGAACGGGTCGGCAGATCGCTGGTTCTCGATTGCGCCCTCGTAGGCCACGACAAAGGGGCCGCCGTTGTTGCTCAGCTGGATCTGCCAGCGCACTGTATCGCCCACAATGTCGCCGTCCTCCTGCTGGAACTGCAGGGCCTGCCAGCTCAGCGTCACGCGCACGGCGTCCACGTCGGAATCGGTCACGCGCCGCGTCACCGGCCCGGGCACCGTCACCAGCACGCCCACCGCGATCTCGGTTTCCACCTGGGGGAACGCGCGGATGGGCTCCTGGTTCTGCGTGCCCCAGCGGTATTCGGTGGTGATGTTTTGGAAGTTGAACGCCGTCGCCGGCGGCTCGCTCGCCACGTCTGCGGTGGCCTGCAGGATCGGGGTTTTGTCCAGGAATAGATCCTTGAGCGCCGCGCGGTTGTACTCGACCGATCCGCGCGCATAGCCCGACTGGGCGGCGGTGGCGAATCCCTCGATCTCGCCCTCGCTCCAGAGATCGAGCAGCTGCACCCATGTGTTGTTCCCTAGGGTGTCTTTCTTGATCTTGGGCTGGTTGCTGTCGCTGCTGCCGCCGCCGGCGCCTGAGAGCAGCGGGCTGAAGTCCTCGATCACAGCTGGCTCACGTCAAGGCCTGCCGCGATCGTGATACTGCCCACGATCGTCTCGCCATAGCCCACCGGCACCGGCACGCCCTCCCGGCTTACGTTCTGGATGCCAGAGAATGAGTAACTGACGTTCTTGGGATCCTTGTTGCTCGGGTCCAGGCTGGGCGTGGGCGTCAGCAGCTGGGCCACGCCGCCCAGGATCAGCGACACGCCAATGCCGAAGGCGATCGGCGCCAGGGCCACGCCGAACAGGGCCGCGCCGGGGATGAAGAACGACGCCACCACCAGCACGGCGCCCAGGATGATCCTGCCGACGGCACCGGCGCCGGCCACCACCGGCGTGATGGTGATCTCCTCGCCGGTGCCCACCGGGTGGTGCAGCGACTCCTCGCCGATCTCAAACCCGCCGGCGGTGACGTGGTAACGCTGCTCGCTCATGTGGGCCTCGAGCGCCGGGAAGTTGGCGATCAGGAAGCGCACGGCTTCCGCGGTGGTTTCCACCGCCGCGCGGAATGTGTCCTGGCCGATGAACTCAGCCAGCCGCCCGTACAGCCGGATGGTCCTCATCAGCTGGGCCCACGTAACGCACCAGTCTACCCGTGCATTTCTGCAGCCATCCGCCGTACAGCTCCCTGGCGCTCAGCCTGCCCCGCAAGTGGTGCAGGATCTGCCCACCCTCGAGCAGCACGCCCACGTGGTTGAGACCAGGGCCTGCGATCGACATCAGCACCACATCCCCAGGCTCCGGTCGCTCGCCGTGCTCCACCGCACGGAATCCGAAGGATGGCCAGAGCTCATCGAACAACGGCCGCGCGTGGAACTCCTCCGGCGTCGGCGGCCTGGGATAGTCGGGCAGGGTGATCCCCCGCTCCTGCCTGAACCAGTCGCGCACCAGGGCCCAGCAGTCGGTCGCCCCCCAGACCCAGGGCCGCCCCAGCAAGGGCAGGGGCTCCCGCCGCGGCTCGAGCAGCACGTGTCGGCCCTGCTGGGGCTGCACGATCAGCCAGGGCAGGCCCGACACGTCGCACGCCGCCCGGTCCTGGGGGCTGGGCTCGGGGCCGGTGCGGGGGTGGCTGTGAACCACCAGGGTGATGGGGCCCAGGGCCGCGGCGGCTCGGTAGTCGCTGGGGTCGATGATGAAACAGTCGGGGTCGGCCGATAGGTTCCGGCAGCGGTGGTAGGTGCCACCGGCCACCAGGCCGCAGGATTCGCGCGGCAGCTCCTCCAGCCCGTGCCCCAGGGCCTGGGCCAGCAGCTCGGGGGTCAGCTCAAACACCGAACACCTGCCCGACGCCCGGGAAGCTGCCGAATGGCAGATCGCCCAGCTCGCCGAATCGGAGCTTGCAGCTGCTCAGTCGCTTGCCGCATTGGTCCTGCTCCAGCGTGCCAACCGGCTGATCGGCCTCGTCCCAATAGCTGGTGCCGCCGTAGCCGCACTCGGTCGATCGGTAGCGCCACTGGCAAGCGTTGCGGATGCACTGCCGCTTAGGCGCTCTGACGCCGGCCAGATCGAACACCGCGCATAGCTCGAACTCCACCAGCTCGCGGGTTTCGGCTGATTTCCGGTCGATAAAGTAGACCTCTCGCGGCAGTTCGCAGCTGGGGTCGCCAGGGCCCCATGGGTTGACGTTGCCGGGGAAGTTCTGGGGGTCCAGGAATCGCGCCAGGGTCCTGATCCTGGTCACACGCGCGCCGGCCAGATCACTGCCCGGGAAACTGGCGTTGATCTCCAGCAGGATGGCGGAGATGCTGCCCACCTCGCTGCCCTCGATCGGCAGGTTGGCAATCCGCACCTTAGGGCGTGGCAAAGCGCCTTTGCCGTCGTACTCGAAGCCCTCGGCCTCCACCGGCCATGGTGTGTAAGGCCTGTTCCGCCAGTAGACGGGGCCGCTGATCTGCTTGGCGTTGACGCCGGCATGGAATCGGTAGATTTCGCAGACGCCATGTAGCTGCGTCTCGGTCTTGAGCTCGAACAGCTCGATGATGCTGGTGGGCTCCAGGCTGGCCAGCTCGGCTCTGGTGGCGTCGTTGATGGTGCTCATGGCTCAGAACACAAGGCGGGTCCCTACCGCAGTGGCTGGGTTGTTTGGGTCAGGGGTTGTTCTACTGATTGACGTTGAGACGGGCACGAAAGCAGAGCCGGGGTCGGCGATGATCGAAAGCGCCGACCCGGCGGCCCTGGTGGTGACTGGGCCATCCGAGACGCTGCCTAGGCCCACCTCGCCGAAGCTGACCGTTGAGCCGATGCCGTTGATCCGAGCGGTTCCCGTGCGCGCCAGGCTTGGCGGCATCGTCAAGCGCTGCGACTGGAAGCCGTATAGCTGGATGGAATCGGCGTAGAGCCGCGACGGTGAAAGCAGGAAGTTTGCCGACATGCCTGTGTTCATCTGCAGCCGCCAGCTTTTGATCGGGTTGCCGTCGGTGTCGAAAGCCATTGCCATGGGCTCCCATGTGTCGCTGAACTCGCTCAGCTGGCCCGTTCCCGTCAAGACCAGACGGCTGCGCACGCTATCCCAGGCAATCGTTTTCCACGCGGCGGACTGCCAGTAACGTGTGGTCAGGTCAGCAGTAAGCTTAAGGTACTTGCTCCAGATCACGTTTAGATCGGGGTCTGTTTTGATTACGTGGTGGCCGGTGGTCTTGTTCCCTAGCTCGTTGCTAAAGTAGTAGTTGCCGCTGGCATCTTTCGCCACGCTGTTGATAGTAGCTGTGCCCGAACCTGTGACGCTGAACACCCACGGGCCGCCCACCACCACGCCGTCAGACTTGCGGATCCTTACGATGCGCTGCCTGCCAAAGATCACCAGGATTGTGGTTGATTCGATCAGGATTAGCGAAGCAGACACCGTTCCCAGCGGCCTGAGGCACCACGATTGGGTGCCTGACA